ATATACCAAAAGCCGCCTACAGCATCAGTTGTGCTGTAAGTGGCTTCTTCAGTGTAAAATCCTACAAAATTAATCTCGTTAACAAACATTTCACCTGTTATGTCAAATACACCATTAGTATTTTTAACATAAACTACAGCACTATCTCTACGAGTGCTAACATACGCAACTTCTGCACTGCCGGTGTCGGTTGATACAATATCACCAACAGTCGGTAATGTAACAAACGTTTCGATAAAGAATACATGATCAATTTTTTCAATAATTGCATGGTCTTGGCTTAAGAATTCTGGAGTTATCTGTGCAATTATATTGTCAAACGGCAAATACGTATCTAGCGTAGGATATGTGTAACTGCGTCTATTCCAGAATAGATTAATAGTGTCTCCTGCGGTTGTGCCGATATACATATCTTTTGGAGCACGAACAAGAATATGGTTAACTGTGTTGTTTTCTAAGCCCGGATCGCCTGCAACTAATAAGTTTAAATTTGTACTATCTGCGTCAGCAGCACTTGCAATATTTACATATGTGTCAAATGTACTAAATGGTTGATTTGCAATTTCAGGTAAAATTTCTCTGTTGGCTTTCCACAAACTTTCTCTATATCGTACAATGTCATTCTTAGTATATGTTGCATCGGGCTGGAAATCAAATGTGTCTAATCCTGTATCTGCATCTGTTTTATATGCTAGGCGAGTTTTAACATCACTTGCTTGCGGAATACCTACTACTAAGTATTCACCATCAGGCGATACTGCAATGCTTTTACCAAAGTCTGCATCAACAATATTAAATAATTCATTATTATCAAATACAATTTCTTGATCTAATAATAGATTTGATGCTTCTCGTGTGCGTCTGTAAACAGATACTTTGCCGTTAGCATCATTTGCAGCTGATACAAAAACATTATTGTTATTTTTTGTTATTGCTACACTATCACTAAATCCTTGGTCTGTGCTATCATACTGAGACGGATTAGCAATAGACTGTGAATTTAAATATACAGGATTATTTTCTAATACTGCCCATTCGTTATTATAGGTGTCAACCCATAACTTTTGGTCTGCATATAATTCTTGATTTGTTGCAACGTTAATACCTGCAACATTGTCTACTCGCACTGTTCTTAATTTAGAAACTGCAAAGATTTCGTTTTCAAAATCTGTTATATCATTCTCAAACGGCACACGTATTTGTACCGTATTAAGATCAATGTTATCAATCTCATACAATCCATTAATTGAATATTGGCTTGCTCCTCGAATGCCAATATATTCACCTGGCTCTAATATACCAAGTGCCCATTTATCTAATGTTAGTTCTACAAGTAATAATCCGTTAGCTGCTACTCCATTGGTAAGTGCAGATGCAGTTGTAACATTTACATTTGCTCGTACTAACTGCATAACTGACCAGTCACGGTTGTCAGTGTTAGTAACCCACAAACTGGCGCCTAACCTAATTTGATTAGTGTCAACTGATGCAAGATCTAACATACTTCCAACAATAAAGTCAACATCATTTTCATTTGTGTAGCCAGCAGTCTTGATATATTCACTAGCAATTGTCTTAGTTGGTAACGGTGCATGTGTGTAATCTGCAGGACGATCATATACTTCGTTAGGAAGTATTCTGTAGATTTTATCAAAGTTAGTAGCCGGCAATGACGTAACAAGTTCAACTGCTTGAGGTGATTCTTGCATTTTATCTTGCTTTAAGTTATATTCAACTTGTTGAACATCATCAACAGCACCATAGCGTCCAACTTGGATTGCCCACTCTTCGTAGAACTCTAAGTTATCTGTAGTATTGCCAAGTGCATCAAACAGCTTAGTAAACACATTCATTGTGCCTTTGTCTGCAATTGCACCTCTATAGAATTTAAATTGGCTTACATCATCATTAATAATGTTAGCAAGATATTGACGCTTTTGATATCCTATCAAATGCTGTGCCATTTTCTGTTGCTCAACGTCAAAGCTGTCTGAGTCTAGGTCGTAGAAATCTGTAAACTGCGTAACTCTATAATCAAAGTTAGTCATTAGCTGAGATACTGGTTTTTCAGCTAACCGGTACCAGTTGTTAGAATTAAAGTTTTGTGAGCCAGTAGCATTAACAGTTGCTACATAATAATATTGTTTATATTTTACAATATCGCCGATCTTGTAATCTTTCCACTGTGTCCAATCAGTAAACGAAGCATCGTCATAAACAAATCCAGGAATGTTTAGGCCGCCGTTCCAGTTATCTGATCTGTATCCGTTAACACGAATACGCTCTTGGCGATAGCCGGTGCTAGGGTTGTATATTGTATCATTAAAGTCTGTTGTGTTGTCTATTAGAACAACGTGTTCTTTTTGTATAAGAGGTAATGATACATGATACAGGCCTTCGTCTGTACCAACTGTTTCTATACCAAAGCTATTTTGATCTCTTAATAGGCTATTAAATTCTGAATCTAAAAATTGCCCGTCTGCCTTGAAGATGCTATATCCGTAAAATTCGTCTTTAATGTTGTCAACTACATAAAACTCTCGTTGAAATTCTAATAAATTAGCAGCAGGACTAAGTGCAATTAGCGAACTAGTTGCCCAGCCTTGAGTTGTCCAGAATAAAAATTCCTTCGCACCTTCGCTCCAGTTTTCAACTTTGTTAGATCCGTCAGTTACATTTTCAAAACTAAATCCTATTTCTTTTTGTCGTATATTATACCCTAAAATAAAGTCAACAACTTCTTGTGCAGTATTAAGTCTGCTTCCATATTGTAATGTTTTAAGAGTTGAAGTATTAAAGTTTTTCTTAAATTCAGCTGTTCGGCCGCCTTTAATAGGCAGTGTTGGTAATTTAACAATGTTAGTTGTATCAAATGTTAGATTGCTTGTAAAAGAATTAACAACTCTGTAATAAGCATTATTATGTAGAATCACTTCGCCACTAATGTAAGAGGTATTTGTATTCCACGGAACTACCTTTTCAGAAATTCCGCCTACAGTAACAATCGACGATGATGATCCAGATTGCGCAGCATAATATTCAAAAAATGGCTTTTCTAAATTGTACCCACGTAACACATATCCTAATTCAGCACGCTCTACTACAATACCACTAAAAATTGCTAGTTCACTAGGGCTACTAGTATTTAGAAATACTTGATAGTTTTCTTGCGGAACAAAAATACCATCTTGTGTAAGAACCTGTGCAGGTGATCTACTATCAAGAATTAAATTAAATTTTTCCTTACTTGTAAATCCGGCAATTTTAAGACCTAATTGATTATTAATCGATTGCAGATCTGTTTTATATCCATCATACACTGACAGTATATCACTTGCTACAAGATTATAAATGTAATTAACTAAGCCCGATGTACTAGTTCTAATAGTTGATTCAAATGTATTTGGTAATTTTAAATCTTTAATAACAATAGGTTTATTAGTAGTTGTATCTACCCATTGATTTGTTAAGTTTTTGGCAATTCTAGAAACATCAAAACCTAAACTCATTGTTTTTGCTGGCTTATTTAACAGCATTGCAGTTAAGATTGCAAATGGATATTCTGAACTTCTGCGCCAAGTATTTTCAATTGGTGAACGATCGCCAAACTTAAAATTTTGTGTTGCACTGTTTATATTAAAGTTTTTAGCATATCTGCTATCTAGTGGAGACAACAGGTTGCCAGCACTGTCAACAGGAATAAAACTTGTTAATCCAGGACGAGCATAATTAAGATCAATCTTAGTATTAAGTGGATCTGCAATTCTTCCTGCTTCTAAGTCTCTCCACAGTACCAAGTTATCACCTGTATACGGAGCAGGACCGTAAACGTTATTCCACCATGAAGGCTTTGTTGTCAATCCTGACATTTCCCATGGGTGAGTATGCGGGCGATCTGTATCAAACGCTCTTACATATATGCCACGCCAGAACCCAGGATTTAAATTTCCGTTGGATGAATTAGTGCTAGAGTAATTAAATGTCCAGTTATTAGTTCTATCATAAAATGTATTGTCAGTGTAGTTTGAATTATTTAAATTTTGTTGTAGCCATTGTATAAATTCGCCTAATAAAGTATTATCTATTTCAGTTTTTGTAAATTCATTTGTTCTAAATTCGCCGCCAACAAATGCATTAACGTCTAATCTATTAGTCGAATACTCTGCTTTGATGTTGTTAAAGATGCGCTTTTCTAGTTCTAAGAGTAACTCATCTCTAAAGTCCTTGTATGCTTTAATATAGCTACCATCGTGGCCTCTAATAAATGCAACACCTACTGGATACTCATCAATTTCTACATTGTCACTTACACCAAGATTTGCGCCTGTAGCAGGCATGTGGAATATTTTATTCATTCCTACAAAATTATAAGAAGTCGAAGTTTCACCTACAGCACTCTTGCTAGTGTATACAGGATAGAACCATCCTCTAGTGCCAGATGCACTATCTTCACCATACAATTTAAATGGACCGGTAGTTGTTGGTGCAATACTTTGTACAGTATCGTCAATTGTTAATTCGGGATAATACTTAGGGTATAAACCTAGCTTAGTTGGTGTTGGTGCAATAAAACTGCCGTCAGTAGTTTCATATTCATATATTTCAATTAAATCATTTTCTTTTTGTCCTGCACTAATCGAAACATATCCATCTATGTCAAAATTATAATCTTTAATATTAGTTAATTGTACTCCATTTAAATATACAAGTATACTAGTTGCACTTAGTGCTGTTAAATTAAACTTATTAGTAATAGGATAATCTGATACTCTAGCGTCTAATACTTTATATTCAATTTTATTTGCTGCGCCTGCGGCGACCATATCTGAGAAGTAAAACGGTTGTGATTTTAATTTATCACTATTAACTGTTCTTAGAACAAGGTCAACATGAGATTTAATTGGGCCATCATATCCAAGTGTTCTAGCAGTATCTAAAAATGTCTTTTTAAATCTTGAATATTCTTTCTTAGAATACTTTAGTGCCTTAACAATATTATAATCTTTATTAGTTACGTGATATAACGGTAAGTTAATCGGACCACTATGTTTTACAAATCTTTTACCAAATTGATCTAAGTCTCCTAGATCACGAAGGTTGCTAGAGCCAAGATATGCACCGGTGTATCCTGGAATATTTTCTAGCATACTATTAACGTGATCAATTACTTCTCCTAGAGTAAATTGACTAACATCATCATTTAACGGATTACGTTCTAAGTTATATGGAAACTCGTAGTATCCATTAGAATTTTTTATAGTCTTGCTATCTGTTTTAATTTTTATAACGTCATCATTTGTTAATTCAGTATTAAACTTAATAACAGCATTAGCATCTGTTCTGTTAATTGTATAGTCTATATCAATTAATTTTAAGTTATTATTTACAAATACTACTACTTTTAAGTCATCTATGCTACTTGAATTGTTGTATACGTCAATAGAAAAATTGTTAGTTTGCGTGACTGTAGCAGCGTATTCTCTTATAACATATTGCTTACTTTGTGCAGGTGTACTACTAAATCCGTTTACATAAGAAAAATTAGTTAGAGACTTATATTTCTTTAAATATCCGCTACTAATTTCTTGTGTAAATAATTCTGTTTCTGTTTGATAGGTAAATGTGTCATTTAACAAATTAAAATCAAAAACAATATCGCCCGAATTTTCAATAGACTTATAGCTTAAAGGAAATCCTAATTCAACGTCAGCTGTGCCTTCGCCAATAGCATACGAAAACACTTTGGTGCCGTTAAACGTAGTTGAACCATAGTATGTTTCGTCACTAAAATTATTTCCATTTACATCACACACTTCAAACATAGGCGATTGATTGGTATCTGTTTTTTCTTGAGCAGCAATCCATACATTGTTATGATAATGATAGCTTTTACCTGCGTTTTTTATACCTTGTGTAACTAATACAGTTTCTAAATCAATAGGCATAGTATCATTAGTTTCTACCAAACTAATTTGACGATTATTACCAATTTCAATAAAGTTAACTTGATAAATTTTGCCACTAACTAATATGTCAGTATCTGCTGTAAACAAAATGCGCATTTTATCTGCTACATCTACGCCGTCAATATTATATCCTAATTGACCTTCGATTGTAGTGAACACATCTGTTGTAAATGTATCAATTAAATCAACATCTTGTTTAGCATATGCGCCAAAGTTGTTTAATTTTAATCCTGCTTCAAATTCAATAATAGGACGCTTTGCACGGTTAGCTTCGTCTACGCTGCGCGGTAAATTGTTAAATTCAAAGCTTTTTAAAATTACATCTTTGTGGTGCCATCTATTATAACGACTCCACGCATTTCTATCAGGACTTGCTCTATTAACAACAATATAATCCTTAACTGCTGCATAAGCGCTTGCATTAGCAAACGGTAGAGTATCAAAGTTATCAGTGTCAAATGCTACTTGCAAATTTTCACTGTATGCCGCTGGAATAATTAAATCTTGATCTTTAATTAATTTAATTTTATCTCCAACGCCTTCTACATACCAATCGTTAGTTTCGTATTGTGCAGGTGTAACATCGCCTTGGAATCTAATTTTCATTCCGTTAGACAGTCCAACACCGTTTGCACTTAGGTATGTTTTCTTACCTAAAATTTCTTCTTCTACATTAAGGAAAGCGTTTTCTTCAATGTCATAAATTCTAAATAAACCACTGGTGTCTACTGCATTTTTACTAATATAATATAATCTGTCAGGCGCATTCATTGGAATAGTAAATTCAATTGTGCCTTTTTCAATATAAGCAATAGCTACTTGTTCACCTTCTTCACCAAGTTTGCGGATACCGTCAGGGTATAGTGTTGACACATTATCATCGTCGGCAAAAGTTACGCTGCCGCTGCTAGGGAGAATAATATATTCTCCCTGGTCATATTCATTACCATATAATGTTGCATCAAATAATCCATCGGCACGCAAGCCTTCTGTGCCTGCTGTTAATATAGCAGTGCCAGGAGTAAATGTTCTGCTGATAGCAATAGCCATAGGATGGCCAGGTGCATCAATTTCAAAACGGTAGGTTTGCCCGCGGTATAACTTTAGATTAGGGTTACGTGTTAATCCGTCATTAAATACATATGCAACGTTGTCGCCTTGGTCTTCTGTAGTAACAGTGTAAGTGCTTACTACATCTCTACTCTGGCCTCGGACAGGAATACTAACAGGGCCATTAGGTAACCAGTAGTACTCACGAAAGTTTACAAATTTATCCCAATCAATATTTGGGTTCCATGCATAAGTTTCTTGGCTGTTTAAACGACTGTGATTAGCTGTGTTTGCACCGAATACATTTAACTGACCTATATAATCGTTGTAGTCTTTGTAGAAGGTTACATTGTCGTAGACATCTTTAATAACGGTAGCAGGTTCTAATTGGTAATTAGTTCTGTCAGAAGTTACATCATCAATATAGTTATCTGTAGCTTTATATGCCTTAGCTGTTGTTCTGCCATAATATCCGTTAACCTTTTCAGCAACACCAGGCTGTATAAGTTGATCAAGTGTACCTTGCAAAAACTTCTTATTAGCTTGTGTTCTAAAGAACTTAGGCAGAAAATCACTTGCAGTAATTTTATTGTTCTGACCTGGAACAGGTAGAGCACTTTCATTTTGATCATTCTTAGCCATTAGTAACTATAGCCTCCGCCGGTTGTGTTTGTGTTAAATGCTGTTGATGCACTGCTTGTTATTCCTGATGTTGTCTGTGTTGACACAGTATTAATTACTGCTCCGCTCGCTTGTAAATTTGTAGCTGTGATTTGATCAATTGTTTCAATGTCGCTTACTTTAGCAGCACTAGCAAAGACTTCATCTGGCTCACTTTTTATTTCAAACAAGCTACCAAACGATTGTGTAGTTTGGCGCGGAACTATTAGTATACTTACCAATTTTGGAGACAGCTGATTTATAATATAGGCACTAAGTTCTTGGAAGTAAAACGTCTCTCCAAAGTCCCAATTTTCAATATCAAAAAACTTATTAATAGCTTCAATAATATCTGATTTAAGTTCATTATCGTTAATAACCATACTAGCATTTTTAACAATTTTAAATTTAACTTGTAAATCAGATGCAGCTTTATCACCAAATAGTATTTTGTATTTTACAGGATGATAAATTATTTCATCACTGATACTTTTTATTTTATTAATTTCAATTCCATAACTTCTAAACAATTCGTCATTACTAGGCGGCTTTGGTCTAACTGATGTTGTACCAGCAATAAATTGTTTTACTTGTGTGTCATATGTTTTTGACAGTATGTAAGTATCAATAATGTTGCTTGCACTTGGATCAATTCTATATCCACTGTCGGCGACGTGAATGTAATGAAACTTTAAATCTGCACGGCCAAAATATGCTTTATAATCTGTATTAATTTGAGTGTTGTTTAGTGCTTTGTTAAGCTTTCTAAAAATGCCTTCATTAATTAGATAAAATATTTGTCCTTCTAAATGTGCACTATACGGTGCAATTGCAGCTTCATTCTGTACCACAATAATTTCAGCAGTTGCGTTTGCAAAATACTTAAAGTCTTCTACACCATCAGTCGTAGTGTATTTCTTTTGAAAGATAATTTTATCTGCTGTTGCAATTGCAGTATTTTCTTCACCAACAATTTGTTCAAAGATGTCAGGATCGTCTACAACTCCGTCGTCGTCTAGATCAATAAATTGAACTTGAATCTTACGGCTGTCTAAATATCCTTCTACATCTCTATATGCATCTGTAATTGTCCAATTAAAATCTCTAGTAAATGGCGTTAGTTCACCAGGTCGACGATTAATATTTAAAATGTCAATCTTGTCTCTGACAATTTGTCCAGTTGCTGGATCGTAAATTTTGTCAGCAGCATCAAAGAAGAATCTAATTTCTTCTGCACTTTCCATTACATAGCGCAAATTACGATATGTAATAGTATATTTTTCACCGTTAGTTTTAAAGTAAAGCATCCAGCTTGCATCAAGATTTTCTCCTGTAGCATCTCCTGCTTTACCTGTAGCAAATGCATTAAGAGTATTAATGTCTTCAGCTAATACAATCTTCCATTGCCTGTCGTATTGGTCGTAACGCAGTGCAAAATCTTTGTATTCAAATGCTTGGTCAATTAATTGCGTTTTTACGTCATTAATTAATACTTTAGAAAAATTAGGTATAACCTGTTGTAAAATTGCGCCAGTTGGAATAACATCGTTTACTGCTATAGGCGCAGTACCGTCTTCATCGATTACTGTTCCGTTGCCTTGCACAGATACTACTTTAGACCATTTGTATGTTGTTTTACCTAAGTGGTCTCCAATTGCGACGTCGGCCATTAGTGTTCCATTAGGCATAAAGTGTTGGCCGGCTGGTGCTACAAATTTTAATAGCGTGCCTGCTTCTAGCAATCTTAAACTATTAGCAGTAAATGCGCCTACTGTATATGCATTTCCGTCTACATCTTTAAATAGTCCTAATGTTTGATTAGTGCTTGTACTCGACTGCGTCCAAGTTGCATTAAGATCACTAACAATGATTTTTGGATACTTTGCAAAATAAAAGTTTTGTGTATTAACACCATCCAAAATTCCTTCAATAGTGTTGTATATTACGCCTTCGATGTCTGTTTGAGTAGCAAACGTAAATGTTTGCTTTTCAATAAATTCTTCTTTATAAATTACGCCGTCATCTGCGAATAAACTAGTGTTAGAATATTTGCCAGTGGCATCTTTTAGGTCAAAGAATCGACTAATCCCACTTGAAATTCTGTTTGAACTTTTAGTCTTAATAATGTCTTGGCTAATTGCAAGAGGACCAATATTATAATCCTCGCCTGTGATCAAACGGTTTTGTGTGTAGTAAGTTGCAGGTGCATTTTGTTTAATTTCTGCATTTGTTTCCGACGCTGTGCCGTTATTAATAGTATAATTTAATTTAAGTCCAATTGTTAAAGTTTGTGCTGATCCGTTTCTTGATTGATAAGGTATTTCAATACTAACTGTGCTAACTGCACTCGGAGTAATTACGCTTCTTAAATTGTTACTAGTTCTGTAGTATGTTCTAAAATCTCCAGCCGGCAAATTACCAAATACACCATCACTAAAGTTTAAATTAATTCTATCACCAATTCTAGTAGTTACAGCAAATACATCTCTAGTTTGATTAAACAAACTGTTATAAATTACGTTATTACCTTCAGTTGAATCAATTTTAGTCCATTGATTATTGTCAAATCCTGCGCTGTTAACTGCAAATAACCAAACGTCACTATCGTTTATATTTTCTGCATCAATTTGTACTGCTTGATTAGGAGTAGGATTGGCTACACTAAAGTTTCCTGTTTCAAGCTTGCCTTGACGGAAATGCATAAAGAATCCAGTGTTGTTTGAGCCTGCTCCTTGGCCATCATCACGGAATAAAAATGCGGGACTGTTGCCAGGCAATGGCGCTTCTTCTAAAATAGTGTCTGTTGTAATATCTGTACTTACAATTTCAAAACGTGTGCTTACGCCTTCAATGCGTTTAGTAAACGGGTAGATTGCTTGTCCAGTGTTTGTAGCGTTTAGACGATATTTTTGTGTTTGTACATCTGCGATTAGTGCAGATTTTAATGGATTGCCTATTGAGTTAGATAGCGGCAATGCCGAATTCATTATTTTAATAAACTGTTCAAAGAAATTTGAATTAGTTTGATCATTCCATTTGACTGTGATTCCGGCCATGTTTAAGCCGTTTGAGTCTAGTATGTTTTCTGTAGTCTTAATAGTATCAAACTTTAGTAAACCATTAGCTGCTTGATTTCTACGTGGATTGTAAGACAGCATACGTGCTAGACGTAGTACACTTTCTCTGCGTTCTGCTGTTTCAAGGAAGTTTTCACGTGCGTTTAAATCAATACGGAATGATAGGTTTTGTCCGAGGAAAGCAATCATATCAATCAGCGCAAGATATTCGCTTGATTCAATATAGTCGTTAAAATCTTCAGGATAGTTTTGACGCAGATAGTTAATCATTGTGCGTCTTAGATTGTCGAAATCGTAGCTCTGGAAATCAGCGTTTCTAAAACTTTGGTATATTCTTTTCCAGTCTTCAGCTACTAATAACCTTGACTGTCTATCATTTGCAGACATGAGCATTTCCTTGTTTACTATTAATATTTAGCTGAAAAGAAAATGTACGTATTTAATTATTTAGGTTAAAGAAGACCGTTTTCTTTGTCAAATTTGAAGCGTAATTGATCTGTTATTCCGAAAGGCAACACTGTTATAGTACAATCAATTTGTATACCTTGTTCATAAGTATCTATTACAATATCTTCTGCACGTATTCTAGGATCATAGTTAATAATACGAGTAACATCATCAATTATTGCTTCTTGTACCTCAACTGTAAATGGCTCGTAAAGTATATCCCAGATAATAGTACCAAACGTAGGATCGCTTAATTTTTCAGTTTGGCGTATATGAAAATGATTAATCAAGTCTTGTTTGATTAATTCAAAATCGTAAAGACTAAAACTTTTAGCGTCTGCTACTGTGCTAAAGCCCCTATACTTTCTGCCAGACGTAGCTACTTGCGTAGGTTGACTCACAGTTACTCGTTTGTAAAGATTTTTTTCTAATTGGCTCATGTGTATATTTACCCTTATTATATGTTACTCAGGAGTAGCATGCGGTGATACAGTAGGTGTTGCAGCACTATTATCAGTCGGATCGACAGTCGGTGGATTGGCATTAGCTGCATCAATTTCTTGTTGTAAACTTCTAAGTGCATCTGCTTCTTCGTTATGAAATCTGTTTACCACACTATTCCTAACTGCCTGAGTACTACTGCGGAAATATCTTCCGCCATTTTCTGCTCGGCGCTCTGCATATACTGCCCTAATTAATGCAGCATCTGTAGGAGTTGTTGAAGTTATTTCAGTTGGAGGATAACCCAACCCGTCTAGTGCTCTACGGAATACATTCCTTGCGCCGCCTGGGCCATGTTGAATTGAGGTTGAAAATACTGCTTGTTGTACAGTTCTAGCTCGTGTTGTAGAATCAAGCCCAGTTGCGTTTTTAATTAATCTATTTCCAGGAGTAAAGTAAGATATTGCTGTATATTCACTTTGTGCATTGCCGCCTGCTGGAGTTCCCATTACTTGAGCCCAAGCTGTTTTATATGCATCAGTGCCCGCTCTTCCTCCTGCTGCGCCGCCTGCTGCTTGCATTTGCGAGTCTAAATTAGGATGTGCTTGTGCAAGCCATGCATGAAATTCATTCAATGCTCCGGTATTAGCAGCAAGCTGGTATTTTCCATAACTCCATCCGCCTGTACTATCCCATCCAATAGTTCCAGGATCGCCTTTAGATTCATATTTTTCACTTAGTGCACCAATATTAAAATCAAATGTATGAGTACTATTATAATTTCCCGGTGGAACAGATGCCTGACCATTGCCGCTTACTCGACTTTGCACTCCGGTGCTTACGTTGCCGCCGCTTCCTGTTACGTATGCACTGTTTGTGCGACCTTGTAAATTTTTATCAAACGTATCCGGAGTAAGCACGCGGTCTGCTGACGGTAACCCGCCAGGCTGTTCTCTATCTGTTTGTATCTTCTTAAACGCCATTGGGTCCATATTTTCGTGATGTGGCCAAGGCTCGTGTTGTGGTGCTCTTGTAATTATAGTATCGTATCCGTTTATAATTCCGCCAGGTTTTACACGCGGTAACGTGTGTGTACTTAGTGGCTGCACTGCACTTGCTGCATTTGCAGTAGGAGCTGTTGGTCCATTCATATGCACATAGGTTGCAGTTTCTCTATGTTCTTTAGCACTATTAATAAACGTATTGCCGGCCGCGGTAAGTCTATTGTCTTGACCACTTTTAATATGTAAACTTTTTGCAGTATCAATATATTGAGATTGGTTTACTTTTATGTGTTGATTTTGTCCTACAGTAATTTTACTGTCTTTGCCAACATATAAATTAAAATCTGTTTTAGATTCTATCTGCACTCTTCCAGAAGATGCACCCTTTGCTCTGCCTGCGGCTTTGATATTAACATTTCTGCCTGCTTCCATGTTTATGTCACGTTCAGCAGTAATGTTTAGATCATTTTCAGTCATAATACTAACACTGTCTTGTGCATGAATATCAATTTTGCCATCGCTGGTCATTTCAATCCATGTAGATCCTCGGGCATTACCAATGTAGATTAAATCTTCACTATTGTGCATTAATATTTGATGCCCGGTCCTAGTTCTAAAACGCATTAATTCGTTTTGTGGAATAGTTCTGTCGCCGCCGGCTTCATTGTTGCCTTTGTTTTTGTAAATAGGCGGGCCATCTTCTGCATGCGTTGCACGCACAAATCTTTCGTCGCCGTCATCCATTACAAATGCACTACCGCCTAATCTGTTAGACGGAACATTTACTTTATTACCTACTGTTCCGATTTCTACTGTTGGATGTCCATCACGGCGATCTTTAGGACCAGGTGTACTTATGCCAAATACTGCACTAGGCATTTCGCGGCGTGAACTAGTCGTAGTTGTACCGCGAACTTCGTCATTTAACAATCCTTGTATTTCTAAAGATTCTGAGAAATCCTTGTTGTAAGGTTTAGCAAACAATGTAGGATCGACCCGCGACCCGCTTTCAATTGATTTATTGTATTCACCTACTGGAAGTTTTCTGCCTTTTAACGGTGGCGGCGTAATTCCAGTTGTGTTTTCTGTAGATGCTCTTCCATCAGGCACCATAAAATTCATATAGTCTGCAGGTATACAGCCAATCCAATACCCAAAGTTTGCATTTCCTTCTGCAAAAATTACAAGTACTTTGGTACCTACATCAGGAGGTACCATCCACATGCCGTATGACTTTTGTGTATGTTCGTAGCCGTCGTTTGCAGTAAGTGCAGCATTTGGTGTTACTCCGTAAAATGGACTTAAATATCGAACGTTTAACAACTCTCCGCTGCGTTCTGGCGTGCCGCCGGCACTTGTATATTTTAATAATTCAACAACTAACCCGCCCATATATCGTGTATCGAGGTTGTTAACAACAACAGCTTCATACGGTCCAGAGTCTTTAAATCCTGTTGTTTGGGTGTTGGTAGTTCTTGTGTAATTTCCGTTTGCCATATATTAGCCTGCGCCTCCACTTAGTGCTGCTGCTTCTTTTCGTTGTCGTAATCTACTGGGTCCGCCGGTAGTTGTGCCAGCTGGAATAACTGTGTCGTTTACCGGTGTATTTGATACTCTTGGAGTAGAATTTGGAACAGATGTATTACCTGCTACATTCATACTTGCGCCTCCACCGTTAGGCGTAAACACTTTTTTACCACTATTAAAGTCATATCTATCAAACCCGCCCTGCAACGGCTCGTATATATATACATTTGCACTGCTATTAGTAGGTGTTGTTGACTGTCCTGATGTAGGAGTGGAAGGTTGTTGAGTTACTGTAGTAGGTGCTGTTGCAGTTGCGGCGGCGGCATCAGCGCGGCGCTGAGCAACTTCGGCTGCGCCATTACCTCTACCGCCGCCAACTGCTGCCGACGGTGATGATGTTTGCACAGGAGAAGTATTTTGTTGATTACGACCTCTTGGGTCATTTGCATCTGGATTTGGTATTACTGATGCAGGAGCAGCGGCGGCGGCCCTAGCTTGCCTCATAATTGCATCATCGTAAGGAACACTTGCAGGGGGTGTTGCTCCGCTGCCGCCCGCAGTAGTAACTGGTGGGTTATTAGGTAAACATGGATCAGTACCTGTTTGGGCACCTGTTGCTAATGCTGCTGCTGCTGGTACTCTAACTGTTGGGCCTGCTCCGCCAAATGCATCTAATGGTCCTGCTGCACCAACTGTTGGTCCTGCGCCGCCAAATGCATCTAATCCTACTTCTGCAGGTACAGTTTCACTTTCTGTTACTACTCCAGCAGCACCTACTTTAGCAGTTGTAGTAGTTACTGTAGTATTTCCTGTTGTTCTGCTAGTAGTAGCTTCTGACTGTGTTTCTGGTCTACTGTCATCTCGTGCAGGATCAGGAACATATACTCGAAGTCCCTGATAAGGTGATAACCGTATGGCGCCATCGGGCATTTGAGTAAACGCATTTGCGGAACTGCCCCATCTACTGCCTTGATCAGTTCGCAATTCGTCGTAATAATCAAGCAATGGGAGTATGTCTACTGTATTATTAGAATTTCCATTGCCAAAGCTTACATATTTTACTACCCAATAATTTTTATTGTTAGGATGGAGTACATCTTCGCCTTCATTGTCAATTACTATAACTAATCCAGATTCACCTTGTCGCAGAAAAATTTGTTCTCCAAATTCATTTAAATCGTTGACATTTTGAAAACAAAGTTGCCCGAGACTATTCCTCCAGCCCGCTTGTAAATTAACTTCAACTGCATTTTCTTGGTCTAATTTTCCTACTGCTTCTTCTGGTAAACCGCTGTCATCATCATCTGCCATTATCTTATCCTAATAAACTTCTAACTCTTGCTTTTGCTGCGTCTGTTGCAGCAGAAACTCCTTGATTACCAGCAGTATTTACAGCACTACTAACTCGAGATACAGCACTGCTGGCTTGTGATGACAAATCATTTATTCCAGCCGCAGTTGCTATTCTTGGAATAACTTTAGTTAAGTCTGGAACATTTGCTATTCCAAAGTCTACACCTTTTACTGCTTGAGAAAATTGGGAGGCGGCACTAGCAAGTTGTTCTTCAACATTAATAAATGGTGCTGCTAATTGTGCTGCTACATCTTGAGGCACTGCTGGCATTAATTTTCTAACATCGTCTTGAGCAGGCGATGGCATACAGTCTGTACTTGGTTGGCCGCTTTGTCCTACAGTTCCATCAGATTGGGTAGTCGTTTTAGCAATTGCTGCACCATTATTAACTTGTAACAAATTACTATTTCCTGTAGTTGCTGCATCGTCTTGTCCTCGGCGCCTGATCATTTTAAGTGTTTGAGTAAACTTACCACCACTTAAAATATTATTAACTGCCCATACTTGAAATATTCCACTAAATCCAGGTACAACCTGTGGCATTTCCATAGTTGCTCCTTTGATCTGATAATCAAAAGGAGTTCTAAAATTAACTATACATATTACCGGGCCTTGCGTATACTCCATAGTGCCGTCTGTCGATAGTCCAGGGCGGCCGCTGTTAGGTGCAGCATAATTGCCAGTTTGTTGTGGCAAGAAGAATGGATCTCCCATTATTTCCATTTCAGCAGTTACCATATCCACATTCATATTTGTAATTCTATCGTGAAACTGTTCAGCAATTTGACGACGGACGTCGTTGCTGAGTGTACCCGGTGATTCAGCAACTCTAGTTTGCAATCCTACTGATGGCGTGGCTTCGTCTGCGGTTTGCAAATCTCCAGGCAGGCGTGGTGTAACTCCAGAATCGCCGTTGGTCTGAGTAGACGCAGTTGTACCGCTATCTACATTTGAAGGCCCTGCTGACATTCCGAAGTCTGAATTTGCTGTCATTAAAAATGCATTATTAAAATTAATATCAAAGTTTAATACATCTTCATTTTTTCCAGTATAGATATAGTTGTATTCTTTTATTGCAGAGTCTCTTAGTCCTTGACCATTAGCTGCACGGGCACCCGGAGCCATTGTTACTGCTTCGTCAACTTCATAAGGCACAACGCTATACACATACACTTTTGGCTTGCGGCCCATTTGTGCTTCTGTTACCGGACTGTCATCTATAAACACCTGTGTGTCAATTCTAAACCATTTGTTCAATCCACTTTTTGCGCCTTCGGTTGCACGTTCAGCAGCATATCTAGATTGCATTACCATGCGTTCAATAATACTAGTAATTTGTTGCCCTTGACTAAACTGAAAATCTCTTGACACTGTTGCAGGTTGCGCTGCAACAGAAGTAGTATCAACTAATCCTGTCTCTGTATTAACTACTGCACCTGCTTCTGCTTCACTTGAATTGCCAGGTGCATTAGTATCTTCATTAAGTGGACTAAGTCCAATTTCGTTCATTAAATTAGTGTTTTCAGCAAACGATTTTAATATTCCGTATGTTTCTGTAGATTGCTGTATAGTTACAATAGTTGGATTAAACGAAGAACGAAGTCTTGGATTGTTTGCTCCAGCGCCAGTGCGCTGGGCTTCTTGTTCTTCCGGTGAAGTAGTAAATGCACTGTCGTCCACTGTTCCTGTTTTAAGAGCATCAACTAATGAAGTTGGATTTTTTGGAAAACATATTACATATCTATCAAATTTTGTAAGTGCTCCTGCTTTTTCTAAATTTTCTATTTGGCCATTAATTGCAGATGTTAGCGAACTATCATTAGTTTCAAGGACTTGGTGAAGAATCGTTCCGTTAGTCCTTATTTGTGTATTAATTTTGTTAATATTATCTGCTAGTCCTGATTCGCTCATTGGAACTGCCTTAACTGCGTATTTACTACCCTGGCCACTTACATTAAAATCCATATTAACAAATTTTATAGGTATAAAAATAGGACGTTGAAGAAAGTTAGCATCAGTAGTTCCGTCTAAATTCCAACCATTAAAGTCAATTCTTAAACAAAACGGAACGTCGGAATAACTGCTAAATCCGGCATCAGCTGCTGCTCCAATAATTGCTTGGATAAAGTTTCCCATACTATATGGTTCAGTTACTGTAAATGACAAAGACGTTCCGAGAGTAACTCGAGTGTTAGGATTAGGAGCAACAACTGCATCCATTTCAAAGTCATCTATATAATATTCTGCATGTTCGCTTTTTCCAGCGCCGGTCTCGTCAAAAACTTGATATCGCTTGTCTAGATTACCACCACTAGATTGTATAATATAATTTGTAAATCCGCCGCTGCTTCTGTAACTTTCTGGGTTGTTATATTCTGATGCACTAAGTACTCCTAGTGTGATTGAATAATTAAACCCGTTATGGTCTCTTAAAGGATTAGGTATTCTACTAGCAGAAGTATCGTCGCCAGCATAGGGAAATCTATTTCCTCTATCAGCAAATTCGGTATATGCACTTCTTTCTGATAATTCTCTATATTGAGATAATGTCAGTGCATATTCTTCACCCGTTAATCCTGCAAGGTCTGCTACTCCTCTTTCTATTAGTTTTAATGGGTTATTAACTAATCCTGTTAATTCTTCTGCGTTTCCAATTAAGCTACCTAACTTGTTTTGTATTCCGCTGAGCAGAGAATCTGCATTGCCGCCTAACAGTCCGCCAGCTAGTGCGCCGATTGCTGCGCCCCGGCCACCATTTAACAATCCGCCGATAGCTGCACCAGCAAATGCTGAATTTATTTGTTGAGAACTCGCTCCTGTGGCTGTACTAATATCCCTACTTACAGTATTAACTGTAGTTTTTACTGTGTTAACTACTGACGTTAAGTTGCTTTTAAGAGAGGCGCTTAGATTAAATGCCATATTAGAATCCTAGTGTATTTCTTAGTGCCGATGGGTCAGGAAGATATATTTTTGTTCCTGCAACAAAATCAAAAACAGGATCCTTTAAAATATCTAAATTACGCTGCGCAAACACCCACCATAATTCTTTTCTGCCATAGGTAATATGCGCAAGCAGGTCAGGTCGATATGTATATTCTGATGTTATTTCAAATAAAATATCTTCTCGATTTATAGGAACAGGACGAGGAGATAAAATATCTAAATATCCGTTTTTATTAATAGCTGTTCTTGCATATTGGCTTAAACTAGTGTTTTTCATTATACAAATCCTTCCGGTCCATTAATATGTCCGCCGCCTACATATTGATTTAAACTAAATCCTGATTGCGAACGTCTTGCATATTGCGGCTGTAGTGTAACTGTAATTGAACTTTGCGTAGGCACATAGTTAACTTGTCCGTTAATTGTACATTCTATATAATCTACATCTACTGGTAAATCTGTTGTAAAGTTTGTAATTACTACTGGTATATTATTTAATACATGCTTACCGTATCCATTTAGTCTACATACCACTGGGGGGTTGCCCAACGGAGTACTATTACCATAAAACATTTTTGTTGCGCTTCTTAAAAAATGCAAGCAGGCAATCCAATACTTTGCATCATTTGAATTTTCTTGATAAAATTCACCAGTAAGTGTAATTGCATCAACTTGACTATTTTCATATGCCTGATACGGAAAATTTGTGTGTGTTGGTTGTATTGCACTGTAATTTGCACTATGACTTAAAAGCACTGTAGGGTTAAATGGAAATATCATTCTATTTCCCGTATTAAACGCACTGCTTTTGCTGTTTTCTCTTAGTGGTGCAAGTATATCACCTTCATTTAATAAAACGTCAGGTACACTAATACTTACTCGCCAGTCGCTTGCTTCCGAAACACTGTTGCTAGAAGCAATAACGGCTCTAGAAATTGTTCTATTGTTAATTGACGAACCAAAGCCGCCGGTTTGATTAATAAAATTAGCTGCTAATTTTCCTAATGGTCCGAGACTGCCAAGCTTTTGATTAATAGTTTCGCCAATTGCTCCTTTGACGGCACTTTTTGCATCATTTACAATACTACTTACAAAGTTGCTTGCATCAAAATTAATTTTAAATGGCATTTTTATTTTCTCTCCTGTACTACTATTTAGTTGACAAAATTAAGTATGTGTATTATAATAGTTATAACACAGGAGAAGTCTATACATGAGACCTAAAAATTATCTTAACAATAAAGATATACTAAAAGAAATACACAAATCAAAAAACCAGTTTAATAGTTATACAGCACCCGAATACGGTGACTATGACATTATTTTGCCTAGCGTAGATAAAATTAATCGATTAACTGTAGCAGAAGCAAAACGTAATAAAGCAAAGAAGATGTCATCTGCTGAATACGAACGCCGTAAAGGACTTGGTGAGAAGGTTAAACAAGCAGAGTGCGAAACACTTGCATCTGAAATTACAAAAGAAGAACTAATCTTCCGTGTAATGACGTTTGATCATATTCCAGAAGAGCCGGGGCGTAAAAAGAACCCAAAGACTGTTGCTGACACACGAGTTAAGCTACCGTTTCCGCCGTTTGTACACTACAAGTACAACGATGACGGTGAAATTGTTCTAGTTGGTAAAAGTCACTGGGTAGGTGGCATGGACAACGGACACTTTTCAAAAGATCACGGTGTTGCAACTAAAAATCTTGCTATGATGTGGCTAAAACTTGTTGACCGTTATGCAACTCGTGGCAATGTTCGTGGATATACCTACAACGACGAGATGAAGGGTCAAGCAATCCTGCAACTTTCTCAAATCGGCCTACAGTTTGATGAATCTAAGTCAGATAACCCCTTTGCATACTACACTGCCGCAGTTACCAACAGTTTTGTACGTGTGATCAACATAGAAAAGCGCAATCAAAACATCCGAGACGATATTCTTGAAATGAACGACTTGAATCCTAGCTTTACTAGACAAAATCAAGGCGAATGGGAAGCTGCTGTCAAGCGAAATGAGGAAGCAGAATTTACTCCGTTTACAAAACCCAAATAATTGGTTGACAACTGTATAAAATTACTATATACTTTAACAATAAGTATGGAGAATTAAATTTGTTTAAAAAAGCTGCGGTGTTTACGGACATCCATTTTGGCCTAAAAGGCAATAGTCGTGTTCACAACGATGATTGTGAAAGATTTATTGATTGGTACATTCAAACTGCAAAAGATAACGGTTGTGAGACCGGAATCTTCTGTGGAGACTGGCATCACAACAGAAATAGTCTAAATCTAACCACAATGGATGCTACTATTCGTAGTATGGAGAAGCTAGGTGCTGCATTTGAGAAGTTCTACTTCTTTGATGGCAATCACGACTTGTATTACAAAGACAAACGTGATGTAAACTCAACTGCATTTGCTAAACACATTCCAGGCATTACATTTGTAGACGAAATTCTTATAGAAGACGACGTTGCACTTGTTCCGTGGCTTGTAGGAGACGAATGGAAGCAGATGAGTGACATTAAAACAAAGTATTTGTTTGGTCACTTTGAGCTTCCTAGCTTTTATATGAATGCACTTGTTAAGATGCCCGACCACGGTGATCTAAAGTCTAAACATTTTAAGCATCAAGACTACGTTTTTAGTGGTCACTTCCATAAAAGACAAAAACAAGGCGCTATTCATTACATCGGCAATGCATTTCCGCATAACTATGCAGATGTAGGTGATGATGATCGCGGTATGATGATACTTGATAAGGAAAATAACAAGGAGCCAGAGTATATCAACTGGTCAGATTGTCCCAAGTACCGTACTACTACACTTAGTTACTTAATTGACAATGCAGAAACATTTATTAAGCCAAATATGTACCTCCGTGTAACACTTGACCTTCCTGTAAGTTACGAAGAAGCAAGTTTTGTTAAAGAAACATTTATGGGACAGTATGAATGTCGTGAGATTACACTTATTCCGCAAAAACACCTAGAAGAAATGTCAACTGAGCTAGACATAGCACAGTTTGAAAGTGTTGATCAAATTGTTAGCAACGAAATTGCAGAACTAGACACTAACAACTATAACAAAAGTATGTTACTACAGATTTACAACGGATTAGAACAATAATATGATCAAAGTTAAGGACATGACGGTTAAAAACTTCATGAGTGTGGGCAATCAAACTCAAGCAGTAGATTTTAATCATGAACAGCTAACACTTGTACTAGGTGAGAACTTAGATCAAGGCGGTGACGATAGTGGATCACGTAACGGCACTGGAAAAACGACCATTATCAACGCACTGTCGTATGCTTTGTATGGTACTGCACTAACAAACATCAAACGCAATAATCTAATTAACAAAACTAACTCAAAAGGCATGCTGGTTACGCTACATTTTGAAAAAGATGGCAATGATTATAGGATCGAGCGCGGTCGTAGCCCAAATATCTTTAAATTCTACATCAACAATCAAGAAAGCCTTGTGGACGAGTCTCAAGGCGACAGTAGACAAACTCAAGATGATGTAAACACACTACTGGGCATGAGTCACGACATGTTTAAACACATTGTTGCACTCAATACCTACACAGAGCCGTTTTTGAGTATGCGTGTCAATGACCAACGTGCAATTATTGAGCAATTGCTAGGCATTACTATCCTTAGTGAAAAAGCCGATGCACTTAAAGAGCAAATTCGTGCAACTAAAGATGCAATCACTGAAGAAACATTAAAAATTAATGCAATGCAAAGTGCTAACGAAAAAATTGAAGTAAGTATTGATAGCTTAAAACGCACTCAACGTGCATGGCTTGCTAAAAAGGAGCATGACTGTGCTAAATTACAGCAAGGTATATCTCAGCTCGAACAGTTAGATATTGAAGCTGAATTAGCAGCACACGAGAAACTAGCAAACTGGACTGAACATAACAATTCTATCCTTGCTCTTAAAAAAGAACTAAGCACACTGGAGCCGGCTCTCCAACGTGCAGACAAAGCTGTTGAAAAATTAACCAAAGAGATTACAGAACTCGATGATGCTACTTGTTACACTTGTGGACAAGAACTTCATGCAGATAAAAAAGCAGAAATTGCAGAGCGTAAAAACAAAGAACTACTCGATGCACAGTCATATGCACAAGAAATAAATGCAAAGTGTTCTGAAGTAATTATGGCACTAGAGGAAATTGGTGACATTAACGGCAAGCCTAGCACATTCTATGACACTGCTAAAGAAGCATACGAGCATCGTAGTAACGTAGATAATTTAAAGCAAGCACTAGAGTCAAAGAAGGTAGAGGACGATCCTTATGCTCGACAAATTGACAGTCTAAACGAAACTGCTATTCAAAAGGTAGACTGGGGAGTTGTAAACGAACTTACCAGTTACAAAGAGCACCAAGAGTTCTTGCTCAAGTTGTTAACAAACAAAGATAGCTTTATTCGCAAGAAGATTATTGATCAAAACCTAGCATACCTAAACAATAGACTTACATACTATCTCGATAAAATTGGATTGCCTCATCAAGTTGTGTTCCAAAATGATTTGAACGTTGAGATTACACAACTAGGACAAGATTTAGACTTTGATAACTTGAGTCGAGGTGAACGCAACAGACTTATCTTAGGATTAAGCTTTGCATTCCGTGATGTTTGGGAAAGTTTGTATCAAAATATTAACTTGTTGTTTATTGATGAGCTAATTGACTCAGGTATGGACACTGCCGGCGTTGAAAACAGTCTAAGCATTCTTAAAAAGATGGCACGAGAAAGAGAAAAGAATATCTATCTTATCTCACACAAAGACGAACTAATAGGCAGAGTTAATCACGTGCTGCGTGTTGTAAAAGAAAATGGCTTCACCTCATACGAACCAGATTTAGATATTACTAGTATCGTATAAATACTAAGTAAATTCTAAAGGAGATATAATGTTTACGCAAAATAATTATTTAAAAGAATATTATGAT